AATACCTGCATTGTCATTCGTTCTCTGTGAAAGCCTATACCAAGCACAGGATCATCTGGAGTTTGAAGAGTAAATTGCACTCTTTGGTATATTGTATTTGGTGGAGTAAAACTAACACCTTCCCATGCTGTTGTTACAGTAGGAGTTAATGCGTTTAATCTTCTTTCGGCTGCTCTTTTAATTTCTATGATTGCCATTAACTTGCCTTATAATATTCATTTAGTTCGGACCTATAGATACCATAGATAGCATGTAATGTAGGCTCCATAATACCGTCTGGTGCTTTATCTGAGTAACCACTTTCGAGCGATCTAAACTTAGGTAATGTCCAACCTTCTGAGGCAACATATCTAACACTGTTCATGATGAAAACAGTATCGCCAAGTTTGTATTTCTGACTATCAGTATCTGCATTATTTTTAATATTCAGAGCATTTTCATCAGATGCTCGTTCTGGAAAGATAATTCTAGTTGGACCATTAAATGATATTGTCCAACCACCTTTAGCAGAACCAGCTTCAGGAGGTAAAACTCTTAATCGAGATGGTAAGTTATACATCCATTCGTTTGCTTCAGTTACCTCACCCATTGGTGTATTTTCAATAGCTTCCCAAGTTACCCAATATGAGAATAACTGCACCATACCTTCCATCTTACGAACAGCTTCTTCATGGAACTTCTTAAGGTCTTGTTCTAGTTTTGAAGTATCGCATGTAACTTGCATGATTAACCCTTAACGGTTAGAATCTTGTATAGAATCACAAGACCATCTGCAGCGTGTTCTGTAATGGAATCTACAGTATATGTAATACTATCAATAGTAATCTTATCTTTAACTGCAGGTACAAAACTTAAATTGTTATTAGCTAAATAAAATAAAGCAGAATCTCTGCCGATCATATTTGGAAAGTTATACTGACTAGCTCTGATGTGTTTCTTGTACATTTTAACAGAATGCGATGTTTCTGTATTGGTTGTACTACCCGTTTCAATATCATAAGTACCTTCAGTTACAATAACATAACTGCAGGTTTTACCATGCGTATTAATTGCTTTTAGTGCTATTGCTAAGTATTTATCCATAGTGTTTCCTTGGCTTAAATACCGAATGAACTAGGACGATAAGTGAATGTCTCAGCTTGTGGGTCTTTTACGATGTTGTTATCTAAGTTAGAATCATTGGCTAACATATCTTCTTTTGAGATACCACCAGCATAACCTTGTACTTTTTCGTACATTGCATTGAGGTCAGGATTCTTGATATACATCTGCAAAGCTTGCATATAGTTCTTAGCTGCAGAAGCACCTTTAATACTAAAGATGTCAACTGTTTCGTCAGTACGCATGGAAAGCTTGAGCATGATACTCTTAGCGGCATCCATTGCTGAACGATGTAAAGCATTTGAGTTCTTAGTTAGAAAGTACGTATACTCAGCATCACTCATAATAGGGAATTCGGCTGAAGTATCACCTAGTTCATAGCGAAGGTCTTGAATTGTAGCCATTTATTATTCCTTGTATTATAAAATATCTAACATTAATCCTGTATTCTAACATATATAATGTTACAAAGCAAGACTAATGTTAGAAAGCCCCCGAAGGGGCAATCTAAGTATCTAACGATTAGTTAGAAGTGGTTAGCTGAACAACAGCTTGTGGGCGGCGAATCAAGTTCAAGAAGTTAGCTTCTGATTGAATGATAATTTCGCTGTCTTTTGGATCACGGTAAGTGAATACATAAGCTTGCTCACCAATGGTGTTGACATGGCTGAACTTGTTAGCAGGGCTAAAGTAAGTCTTGAACATGTCAGAAGTACCTTGTGGTAGCATGTAAGCTTCACCAGCAGGGATTAGAGGAGAACCGTTGTAAGAACCACGGTATTCGATGTACTCAACACCACCGTGTACGAAACGGCGATATACACCAGAACCTAGACGGTTACGGAGAGGCTCTTGAGTGCTTGTGTAGTACTTGTAAGCTTCTTTAACAGTAGCGTGGTTGATTAGCTTACCGAAGAATGCAGGTGAGCAGATTACGATAATGTTGCTAACAACTTCACCACTCTGGATTGTATCCTGAATGTGAGCAATACCTTCTTCTGACTTAGCGTTTAGGTCAGTGGTAGAAGTACCGAGTACGAAGTCGATGGACTTACGGGTGATACCGAAATCAGTGTAGAAGTTACCAGCTACAGTACCGTTAGGAGCATAGATAGCACCAACAGTGATAGCGTAGGCACGAGCAGCTTCTAGAGTTACTGAGTGGTTCATACGGATGCGCTCTAGCTTACGAGCGATAACAGCGGCTTCAGTTTCAGCTTGATCAGCGGAACCGTAAGCACGTTTACCTTGTACATCTTCAGGCTTAACAGCATCGTCCATTGGGAAGTGAGGAATAGCGAATGAACGTAGAGCACGAGTATCGCTCTTAGCTACGTTGTTGCGCTCACCACGGATTTTGTCGGTAACTAGACCGAGTGTACCTTCGCTGGATTCAACGGTAACGCTGTGTTGAGCTACGCCTTCTTCACCGAATAGACCTAATTCATTGATTAGACCCCATTTATTAGGAACTAAGAGTAGTTCTTCTGTGTAATCGACTAGCTCAAATGGTTTTTCAAAACTACGAGTTTGCATTATAATTTCCTTGTTTTATTGTTCGGTAAGTTAGTATCAGACTGCATCGTTGCAGAGAATACCCTTGGCTTCTAGAGCAGCGTATACGGCATCTTTTTCAGCAGTTAGGTTGTAGGTTGCATCTAGAACTAGACCATCCTTAGATACGATAGCTGGACCACGTACTAGGCATAGAACCTGAGTATCAGTAGTAGCAGCAACAGCTTGCTCAACCATTACGATAGCGTCAGCAACTTCTGAACCATCGGTAGCAGTTTGTACGGCGATTTTGTATTTACCGCCAGTGGTTACCTTACCGAGAACAGTACCGGGAACTAGAGTGGCAGCAGTACCATTATAGGTAACAGCTACACGGCAGTATGCAGACTCAGGGAAGAGTTCTTGCTTGACAACGTTAGAAAGACGTTTTGCTTCAGTTGCGATTAGTGGCATTTTATTTCCTTTTTATTACTTAGTTACTTGCTTGGCTTTAAGTAATTTTGCCACAGCAGATTCTTTAACAGCGGTTTCTTCTTGAACGGAAGCACCTTTTTCTACGAACATCTCAGATTTTTCAACAGTAGTCATCATTGCTTCCATAGCAGCGAGGAATGCTGTAAAATCATCTTCGGATTCTAGAGATAGAGCAGCCTTAGCGATTGCTTCTACCTTGCTCTCGTCTTTAACGATTGCTTTAACTTTTTCAGTTTTCGCTTTATTGATAGCTTCTTTTTTCTCAGCTTCAAATTGAGCGATTGTTTCCATAGCTTTTTGTAATTGTACCTTCTGCTCGTCTAGAGCTTTTTGTACAAGTTCAAATTGAGCTTTTTCAACGGTTTCGACTTTAACTTCGTCTTCCATCTTGGTTTTCTCCAATTCTTCTTTGTTAACAGAGGTAGACACCCCTTCAATATTCTCAACGCCAGCGTTTGTTGAGGTATCATTACCGTCTGCGGAAGCAGCAGGTGCAGATTCTTTTGTAGCTTTCTCAATAGCATCAAATGCTTTTTCGATACGCTCTTGATCATTGAGCATAGCTAGGTATTCTGTTTCATCCAATGCAGATAGTACATCAGCTAGACTGTCAGCTTCATGTGCGGATTTCAAAATCTCGAAAGCTTCCATCTTGGACTGAATGTAATCTTCATAGCTTTCCATTGGTTCAGCATAGTCTTCAGATTCAGGCTTCTCGTAACCCATCATACGAGCGAGGACTTCAACGTCATCACCGTACATTCCAAAGAACTTACGTAAGAAATCAGGTAGTTCCATAGTTACACGAACTTGTTGCATCTTTTGTACAAATTCTTCACTGAACTTATTGCTCTTTAACACAAGTGCATAATCGTGTGTATTAGCTGGACCACCTTGTTGCTTTGAAGTTAGAGCTACGTGAGCACCTTCTTTTTCAAAACTAATATCGGATAGTTTTCTTTTAGCTTTTCGTTGTGTTGCCATTATTAATCATCCTCTTCGATTGATTCGACAGATGCTAAAGCACCAATACTCAAACCATTAATTTCACCAGACTTGATTAATTCCCATAGATTATCATCTAAGGATTGAATAGTAGCTAACCAAGTACCCTTTTTTACGAATTTATCACCCAATACAAAATCAGTTGGGCAGCAGTAACTTTCACATTTCTT